CCATGCCATCATCGCGGGCGATCACGACCTCAGCGCGAGCGCGTGCATGGGGGTGGGTCATCGGAAGGTGTGCAGGAAGTTGACGAGCGAGAGGAAGAGCGCGGGATCACTGATGTACAACTGGCGCGGATCATCGTACAACATTTCCAGCGCGACACTCAGCATCTCGGTGTGCGCGAAGAATCCCGGACGTTGATCGTACACCTTGCCCATGTACGTGGTGGGGAAGCGACCCGCCACAAACCATTCGGTGACTTCATACCCGGGCAGGTTTCTGGTGAACGTATCGATCGCGCGTTTCGTGCGCTCGCGAATCCCCCAATCACCGGCCGTGCCAAACGACGCTTCGATCAAATGCGCGAGCTCGTGCACGACGATCCTGGCCTGATGCGCGGCATTGAGATAGATCGTGTTCTCATCATACCCACCGCGTTCATTCGGCCGCAACAGGATCCACCGGAGCGTCATCGCGCGCGGCCCAACACGTTCCTCCTTCAATGCTGGCACTATCGCATTCAGGAACTTCACGCCGCGCTCGATTTCCACGTTGAGGGCGTCGGGCAACTGGTCACGGCCGCGATCCATGAGCACCGAGGTGCCGACGTGTACGTTGAGTCCATTCGCGCGCAGCTGATCATGAATCACTTTCCGCACTTCCTCGTGCGCACGCCCGCGCGCGAGTTCACGGGACAGCAATGTCGCCGTGTGCGCCTGCCGCAGCGCCTGGCGCTCGATGAAGGCGGCGGCCAGCGACTGCGTGAGTTCTGTCGCACGGGCTACGCGCTGCTCCACCAACTCGGCCGGCCACTGAAAGAGCGGCCCGACTTCACGGCGCAGCACGCGTTCGAAGCCCTGCTGCGTGCGCCGCACCATGTCGCCCTGTATCGATGGACGCTGCGCGACCGACAACCCGCGTTCGAGTTGCACCATCATGTCGAGCGCATCGGCGCGCAGCTGACTATCCATCTTCGAATACACACCGCCCGGGCCGGTCACACCGAACACGTCATCAAACACCTGTTGCTCGAGTGCGTACACGCGCGCCTTCGCGGCCTCATACGCTGGTGATGGGACCGACTCACCCGGTGGGGCGGCCGAGAACACTTCACGCGCCCACGCCTCCGGATCCTCGCGATACTGGGCCACCATCGGATCGACGGGCGCCGCGGCCGGTGTGGCTGATGCGCCGGGTGGCGTTGCTGGTGTCGGCGCCGGTGCGGGCCGTGGTGTTGGTGTGGGCGCGATCGGGGGCGTGAGACGCTGCCGCAACTGGTCCAGTGTCAGTGTGCGGCCGTCTTTGCTCACCAACTCCGCGAGCGTCACCTTTTTCTCACGCCACAGTTTCGCGCGCGCGGGACCGAGGGCCGCATTCTGCACGGACGCCGGCTGCGATCGCAACCACTGTTCCATCGTTTGATCGCGCGGCAGCTCCACACCATCCACGACCGGCGCCCACGCACTGCGGCAGTGCGGATGCAACGGAATGTGCGGCTTGTTCGGATCGGAGAGCGCAAAGCGCCGGCCATCATACGACCTGCAGATCAGCGACGTGCGCACATCGAGCATCGCCAGAAACTCGACATCCTGCACCACGTCATCCATCGCGCGCAGCGTATCCAACGTGGCATCGGTCTGCACAGACGTCATGGTGGTGCGCACCGCCATCGACCAGAACGCGCGGTGTTTGCGCTCGAGGGTCGGGGCATTCTTTTCGGTGCTGTACACCGTGCGCGCGATCTCACGGGGATTCAACCCGTTGAGCAATCCACTCTGCAGCGTCGATTGCACGCGCGCGATCGCTTGCACCGCACTCGCCTGCCACCAGTTGGCGAACGAATAGCCGCCGAGATCCACGTTCGCGACGACATCGCCAATGCGCGCGGCCTGAATGATCAAACTGCGCGAGGGCAGCCCCAATCGGCCGCGCAGGGACGCAACATTCAGCGCGCCCACTTCACGTTCCATCGTGGCCAACTGTTCGGCATGCCCGCGCACTTCGCGTGAGGCGACGTTGGTGACTTCCAACAGGCGCGCGGACACCGTGCGCATCAACGCTTCGATGTGCGACCGGCGAAACGTAGTGAGCGCGGGATTCTGCAACTCCCGCGCGAGGGCCCGGTACTCCGTGCGCAACATGCGCGCGATCGACGCGGCCACGCCATTGCTGTAGCCGTGTCGTGCGATCAGCGCACGAAGTTGCCAGTCCGGGCCATACGGAACGCGTGGCACACGTTACCTGGCGCCGGCGAGGACACGTTTCGCCCGCGCGCGTGGCGCCGGCCGATCGCGTTCGGTCGGTTCGCGATACGGACTCTCGAAGTCCGGGTCATCATCATCCGGCTCGTCGTCTGGCTCCTCATCGGGATCGGGATCGTCCACACCGTCATCGGGCAGCGCCAGTCCCGACCCGAGGGCCAGTCGCTCCTTTTCCTTCACGGGATCGAAGTCGTCGGGCAGTTCGCCGGCGCGCTTCATGAACCACCACAACGTTTCCAACGTCAGCTGGCCCCGTGTCTCCATGTCGGAGAGGCGCGCCAACATCGCGGGATCCATCGTGATGCGCTCATACTCGCGATTCGTCGAGAACTCACCGCCCGACTGCACACCGCCCACGCCAACGACCGACTTCTTCATGAACTGCGCGTGCAACGATAGGCAGCGTTCCACGAAGTCATCGAACTTGTCACACGCGGCCGCGAGCGTGGCGTTCTGCACCGCGCTATCCAACTCCTTCGCTTTCGCCGTTTCGGCGGCACGTGTGTCGCTGGCCAAGAACGCCAACCCCAACGCCGCGCCGCGCTGCTCGAGCATCTTGATTTCGTGCTCGCTCGGCACAAACGCCGTGCCCTGCGGTTCACGCCACACGAAATCGCCATCGTGTGGCAAGATCATCATCACGTTGGGCCCATAGCCTTCGTTCGGCTTGGCCTGTCGCTGATTCGTTTCACCGGATGCGGCCTCAGACTTGGCTGCGGAGCGCGCCACACCGGATCCGCCCTTCTTCACCGGCGTCGGCACGCAGCACAACTCCATGAGCCAGCGCCGATTGTTGCTCACCCGGAAGTGACCAATGTTGTTGTCCAACAGATCGATCAACGGGGAGTAGCCGGTGAACTCACTCGTGACTTCACCCGGGATGTACGCCTCGACGGGAATGCGATCCACATTCGTGATCACGCGCGGCGGACCATCGGGTACAAACTGTGCGTCTTTGCGGCCGGATTTCTCGACGTACAAATACACTTGTGCGGTAATGCTTGTGACGTCACCACCTACCGTGGGAATGTCCTCGCGCCGATACACCAGGTAGCGCTCCTGCATGCGCGTGCCGAACGCGCCGTGATCCTGTTCGTTCTTCTCGCGCAGCACCACCTGGCGCAGCACCTGACGGCCGCGCACGACGCCGATGCGCCACGAGATCACATCTTCCGGTGCGTAGTCGCGGTAGTACGGACGCACGCCTTCGTCCTCTTCTTCCTTCGCATTCAGCGGCTGACCGGTCCCGTTGCGCGTCGGCGGCACATCGACGACGGTCACATGCACGCCCATCTGCAGGCCGCGTTCAAACGCTTTGTGCGCCCACACGTTGCCGTGCGTGCCACTGCCGTCCGCATCTTCCCAATGATCGCGGAGCAGCTGCGGCACATTCTTCGCGAGCGTCGGCTCCCGTGAGAACGGCAGACTGGCCATGCCGCGCACGGTGCGACCGAACATGTTGTACCACTCCGCACACCCCGCGCGCCGTTTGTAGTCGATCGCCTTTTCTTTCGGGTGCGCGGGCAGATAGCGCTCGACCGCTTCGAGAATCGCGCGCGTGCCGGTGAAGCCGCGGCGACAATCCTCCCAAATATCGAGCATCGCGCTCGATTCTTTGCGGCGAATGTTGGGGAGCGAGCCGTCGGCAACGGCGCGTGCGGTGACAGGCAACGCCGGAAGAGACGCGGCGGCCATGTGGTGTGGCTGCAGTGCGGGCATGTGAGGCAGGGCGTGAAGGCGAAACACGATTGCTTGCCTCGCAAGCGACTGCCTGTATCATCGCGCGATCGGTGAGTCCACGCAAGCCTTGAGTGCAGGACACGCACTCAGCGCGGGGTGAACTCCTCCACATCCTCCACGTAATCCGAGAACTCGAAGATGCGATTGAACGCGTGCGCGACCGCATCCACTTGGTCGTCATGCGCACCGCCCGCGAGAAACGCACACGCTTCCGTTTTGAAGTCGTTGACCCATGGGCCGTGATACAATCCCACGTTGCCCACCTTCACCTGACCGGCAATCGGTGTGGCGCGCACTTTCTTGTCACCGGTGGCCGGTCCATAGCGCGCATCGAAGCCCGCCATCGCGGCCATGAGCGAGCGATTGCGATCTTCACCCGCGGTGCCCGTGTCCTGTTCCCACCACTGCACGACACCGAGCATGCCGTAGCGAATCGCGTCTTGCTGCGCGACCCGCACCATCTCCGCTTCGCGCAGTCCCGGGCCATGTTGGAAGCGCGCAATGTCTTCGATGATGATCGGAATCGGGGCGTCGGGATCGTACGAAATGAGCGCGCCCACCGTCCAGTCACCACCACCTTCCGTGCCTGCCAAGTCCCACCCGCGCAGACGAAACGCGGTCGCATGGCGAGCATGCACCGTCTTGAAATCATCCCACGCGAACATGGTGCCATCGCGATCGCGCGGCTGCTGCTGAAACAGTGTCCACCACGTCGCCGGTCCCACCACGCGTTCAATGCGGCGGAGACGTTCAACGGTGTAGCCCCGTTCTGGTGCGAGCGCTTCGCCCACGGCACGCGTATCCGGAATCACGCGAATGCTCTCGGGAAACTTCGCGCGATCTTCCGGCGGCAACGCGAGCGCAGGGCGCGACAACATCAGCCAGCGTTCGCTATCCTCTTCGTCGTCGCCTTCCTTCTTGATCACCTGGCCGGTGAGATCTTCATCGCCCCAGCGCGTGGCCATGATGACCACGGCGCCGGTGGATTCGAGACGCGTGTACACCACGTCGTCATACCATTCGATCAGGTCACGACGTGCGGCCGGTGTGCGAATCGCTTTGCGTGACTTCACCGGATCGTCGATCACAAACAGCGAGGCACCGCGGCCGGTACCAGAACTATCGGGCGACGTGATCCACAAGCCACCACCGTCACGTGTGGCCCATTCTTCGACGGCACGTTGCTCGCGATCGAGTAACCCACCACCGCGACGGTAAAAGTTGCGCGCGGAGCGGCTGAGTTTTTTCGCGAGAGAATGGCCGTGCGATCCGAGCGCGGCCCACCGATGGGGATGCCGCTCGAGGTAATACGCGGGAAACCGAATCGACACGATGTGCGACTTGCCGTGCCGCGGCGGTGCTTCGACGATCAGCCGATTCTCGCGGCCATCGGCAATCGCCTGCAATGCATCAAACAGCGGGTCGGTCCACGCGTGGAACTCAAACCCGGGATCGACACGCGCCACGTATTCGCGGAACGATTCCGACCGTTCGAGTCCCAATCCTTCATCGAGCGCCGTCAGCTGCGCGGGCGAACACCGCTGCAGGAACGCCTCGACGCGTGCGGCATCGGGCATGACGCCGTCGCGAATGAGCGCGCGAAACTCCGGCGGGAGCCCGCCCGCCAGCTCCATGTTACGTCCCGCTGGTGATCGTCGCGGACGCGGGCACTTCGGTGCCAGCATGTCCTGACTTCATCGAGCGCGCCACCCCACTGAGCAGGGCCATCACGGCCGCCACCCGTTCCGCGCTCAGCTGCTGGGCCGTCCGGACCGCGCGCAGCTCCTCGGCTTCGAGATCCGCCCGCTGCTGGCGCACCGCAAACTGTTCGTCATCCTCACGCACCGTGATGCGGTCGGTCCACTCGCCCACGACTTTCGCCAGATGAATCGCACACGCCTGATTGTACAGGCGCCCGGTTTTCGGATCCTTTTTCGCGGCGGCAATGGCGAGGTTGCGCCGGGCGCTCAACTTGAGGGCCGTGCGGTTTTCGCGTGCGAGCTGGTCAAAAGTGACGTGCCTTCCATACTCCTTCTTCATCGCGCGCTTGATGCTGGCGGCGCTCATGCCGAGGGCAATGACGCAATCCTCCATGGTCGCGCCGATGGCCAGTGTGGCTTCGAAGGCCTTCTTATTCCACTTGGCCTGTGCAGCGGCCGGACGTCCGGTGCGGGGCATGGTTAGCGCGCGCTGTCCAGTGCGGCGGTGAAGGCCGTGCGCACCGTGAATCCGGGGATCGCGCCGATGGCGGGCAGCTCCGGCCGGAAGATCGGGGTGCGTCCGATCGACGGTTCCCACGTCGCCAAGGCGGCGTCTTGGGGCACGCGCACGATCTGTCCGGCGCTCAAATCGGTGAGCACGTCGGCCAGCAGGGTGAGCCCGAGCGGGAACAGGGTGCGGCGCCACAGGGTCGCGGCGGTGTCGTCTGGATGGACGAAACAGTGGCGCTGCGCGGCCAGGTCTCCGCAGTCCACACCATCGGAGAGCCAATAGACGGAGCCACCGGCTACGCGATCGCGTAGGCGGATCGTCCATTCGACGGCATCACGGCCGCGGTGAATGGGCAGGAGCGACGGGTGATAGCCAATGGCGCCGAGACGCGTGCGGCGCCGGGTCGCGGCGCCGAGGAAGTCGTGGCTGTGGGCAGCAATGATCATATCGGTGCCATCGGGAATGTGGTGTGCGCGGAGTGTGCCAGCCGGGATCCATGGCACCCCGTCGCGTTCGGCGTCTAGGCGGAGGCGATCGGGCAGGGGACTGCCATCGCTCGTGGTGCGATCGCGAGTGGCGGGCGCGGCCACGGTCACGATCTCATGGTTGAGGGCGCGCAGGAGGCCGTAGACGGCGCTGCCGAAGGCCTTCTGGCCGGCGAGCACGATCCTCATGCGGGGGTGTGCTGGTGTTCTTGCACATACCGGAAGCCTTGCACCGCGCGAAAGTGGCCGCCGTATCCGGAACCCGCGTTGGTGACCGCGTTGGCGAGTTGCACGCGGTTCATGGAGGATTTCGACTGGCGTTTGTTGACACCGAACAGCGTGGCCGACACCTGGCGCCACGCGGGATCGCGGCGAAGGCCGGCGACTAAGCCCGGGTGTGAGGTGTGGAACAGGGTGGTGACGGGGCGGCCGACGAGCCGCGCGAGCGGACCACCGGCTGCCTGTTCGGCGCACACCGCGTTCAGAAAGCGCATGCCCACCCCAGCGCCCTGCCATTCGGGGAGCACGACGAGACGACAGGCGCGCGCTTCGACACCACGGCCGGAATAGAAGGTGCCGACGGCCACGTGGGCGACCGGCTGATTGTCGACTGCGGCGACGTAACACACGGCGGCGACCATTTTGGGCAGCGCTAGATAGTGATGCGGCGCAAAATGGGGCCAATACCGCCAGTCGGTTTTGTGGATCGTGACGTCGAACTTGGGGCGTTGCCAAAGGCCCCCCCGTGTGAACGTGCCGGTCCCGGTATCGAACACCCAGTCGGGTTCGAGCCACTCCACGATGTCGTAGTGACAGGAAGCCATCACCGCGCGGCCGGTGCCACGGCGCCATGCTTTCTGGAAGGCCATCGCGCCAATGCGCGCAATCTGCCGATCCACCACGGACGTGAACTCATCGATCACAGCGAGCGCCGGCCGTTCACATACGACCCGGGCGAGATTCGCGCGGAACTGTTCGCCGTTCGAGAGGGCGTGAAACGGGCGGAGCCACGCGGGCACGTTGCCGAGACCGACGGCGGCAAGCGCGGCGGGCACGTCATCGAACGACGCACCGGGGGCGATCGCATCAATGATCGGCGCGTCCGTCGGCCAGGTGGGATTCCACACCGGGGTGTCGGCAAACAGGCTGCGACAGATGGAGGTTTTGCCAGACCCGGAGGGGCCGACGATCAATCCAATGCGCCAGTCGGGATCTTCAATCGCCAGATCGGCGTGCAACGTGAAGTCACACCCGGAATCGACGTTGAACAGCGACTTGACCCGGGCGGCGCGGTAGCTCGAGAAGTCGGAGCACTGATTGTGCACGTGGACGTGGGCCATGGTCAGGCCACCACCACGCGGCACGCGTAGCCTTCCGCGGTCAAACGCTCGTAGATGCTGCGCTGGTCGTCCTCCCCCTTGCATTCCACAATGACGCCATAGCGGCCCGTTTCCGGTTCTGGCACATCGCGCGCGGCGGGCGGTGGCGTAGGGTCGGAGGGTGAGAGCAGTGCGGTGAGGGCGTCCAGATCGTCGCCGTCGTAGCCAGTGCCCTCGAGGGATGGCATCGCTTGCAGGAGCTCGAACAGCGCGTCGTTATCGTTCGTGGCGGCATCACTGGCGGCGTTGTCGGCCAACAGAATGCGCAGCGCTTCGGCGTCATCGACATCGGCCCACGTCACCGGGAGGTGTGTGCCGCCGAGCATCAGGGCGGCGCGTGCACGATGGTTGCCGGCGCAAATGAAGCGGGTGGAGCGCTGGACGGTGAGTGTGCCCCAAAAACCGTTCAGGCGAATCGATTCCGCAATCAATCCAATGTCGCCTTCGCGCGGATTGTCGGGATGTTCAAGCAACGAATCGAGCGCGACCATCTCGGCCGCTTCACTATGAATGCGAAACGGACTCGTGGTGCTGGGCGGTGTGGGCGGTGCATCCGCCGTCGCGACGGCCGGCCGTGCGGCGGCGCTGCGTGTGCGTGGGGTCATGTCTCCGGGGGTTTGTAGGGCCGCGTGCACGATGCACCACTATTGTGAGCCTCGCAAGAGCATTGCACCGGTGCCGATTGGTGCGTGCGATGTGTCGCGAAGCGCGCGGACACAAAAAAACGCACGCCCTGATCAACAGGACGTGCGTTCGTCGTGCACCAATCGCGCTCAGCTATTCGTCATCATCGCCGGCATCGTCAGCGCGTGGTCGACTCGGGTTGTTCACGGTGAACGGTTCGTATTCGATCACCACGCGCGCACTGCCATCCGGGCGCACGTCCACATCGATGTCTTTCACACTCACCGCCCAATCGATCAAGCCATTGGGCGGCGACTGTCGGCCTGACAACCACCCGCGAAGAAGCCGCGGCTCACGGCCGGCGAGCACTAAGCGCGCAAAGTTGGCCAGCGAAACGTTCGATCGCGTGGCGAGTTGCGCGAATCGGTGGGGAGAAATCATGTGGACTCCGGGCAATGCCCAGTGAGAAGAAACCGTGCAGCGAACGCGCGGAGAGTACTGCACGCCTGTGACCCCGTCAACAGCTATTCAGCGATCATCTGATCATCGCACGGGCACACCGGGGAACGCGTGCGCATGCAGCACGGGATGCCAATCGAGGAGCGGACGATTGCGCGCCAGATCTTCGACCGTCGCCAGCGTGAAGTGGGGCAGGTGATGCACGATCGTGCCGGTGCCTCGCACTTTCGTGCGCACCGGGACCTCGCCGTCATCCAAGAGAATCTTGAGCCGCGCCGGGAAGAGCAACCAGCCGAACCCTAACTCGCGATCGACGACAAAGAATGCCGCGTACGCGCCCGGTACCGAACCGTATCGGATCAGAAACTTCAGCTGATGCTGCCAGCTTTTGCGCGCACTGGGCAGCGTCGGCAAGCGCAGCGTCGCGCAGCTGGAGGATTTGAGATCGAACGCCAACGGGCGCGGGCCGTTCGGCGTCTGCCACCAGCCCATGTAATCACACTCGCCGGGCTTCGACCGAAACAACCGATCGCGCGGGCCGCGCGTCTCCGGATGCAAATGCGCCATGCAGGCCAGATCACGGGCGGCGTACATCTCGTGCGTGCGTTCCATCGCCTGCTCGAGCGTATCTCCGCTGCGTTTCGCTTTCCGGCCACGCTCCCGGTGCATCGCGGTCCGTGCGTCATCCTCGGTTACTGCGCGCGCCTGTGGCACGGTGCGTTCAATCAGCGCGACTACGTCATCATCGAGCTCGGAGAGCAGCACGCCGTGTGACGGGCGCCGGATACCGCTGCGTCGTGGGCGCCGCGGTCGTGGGCGCCGCGGGCGTGTTTGGCGTGGGGTCATCGCATCCAACTCCTGGGCAAAAGGCTGCGCACAGTATGGAGCATGGTTGCGAGCCTCACAAGGATTGGCGCCGGCGCGTGCGCGTCGTGACCGGATACTGCACCCGCCAGCGCCGCAGGGTGCGCTGTGTCACGTGAAACCTCGCGGCGACAACGGCCGGTGGCTTCCCCGCGTGCAATAACGCCACCGCGCGTTGGCAACGACGGGCGTATTCGGCGGTGCGTTGTTTCGGCCGATGCGCATTCGCGCGGCGCCCCGGGCGGCGCTGCGGTGCTTTCGGCCCACGCGTGCGCGCACCAAACGGCGCATAGCGGCACGGGATGCCCTGTTCCTTGCAGAGATTCGACACGGTGGATTGATGCAGCCCCACCGCGCGCGCGGCTTTGGTGTGCGACCACTTCTGCACGCGGACAAGCCAGAGCGCCACCTCGCGCTGTTCCGGGCAGCTGCTAGCGCGACGACCCGTGCGCCGGCGTCGAGTGCGCGTCCCGCTCACGAGCCCGCCAGGTACTGCGCGAGCATCATGCGCGCGCCCTGTTTGAGCGTGCGCGCCATCTGCTCCATGCGTTCGGTGGTGAGGTCCTCGCCTCGCACGAGGGTACGCTGGCTGCCGCGCCACAGCACGCGTACTTCGATCACCGGCAGATCGAAACTCTCCATGTCAGCGGGCGACAGTTTCGCCGTGGCGGCCGCGCTGACGGTGTTGTCGGGGCCATCCTTGAACCAACTCAAGAACACCTGACCACGGCCAGCGACTTGGCGCGCGAGATCAGGGGCCAATCGCGGCTGCGCAACGATCGCATCGGCATCGGCCTTCGGGCCGGGTGCGGTAGACTGGGGCATTCGGATTCCTCAGGAAACGGCAACAGGGATGCGGCGCCACCGAGTGTGGGCCGCATCCCTGTTGGGGGAAGGCAGGGGTGTCTGGTGGCGCTACATGCGCCCGCCGCGTGCTAGCGTTGCCAGACCGTGGTGAGATTGTTGTACGTGTACGAGATGCGGCCGTCGACGAGCGCGCCGGTGTACGTCACCTGATCGCTGCCGGAGCGGGCCGTGAACGTGATGCTCGTGTTGCTGACGGTGTAATCGCCGGCGGTCGTGATCGGGTTTTCCTGCACCGTGCCCGAGGTGTACACCGCGCGCGTGGTCAGCAGTTCGGTGAAGGAGCCATCGCTGCGCAAGACTATGTTGCCGCCGACGATTTCCACGCGGCCCGCCGCGTTCTGAAACGTGGTGGCAGGCAACGGCAGGCCGTTGGCATTCACCATCGTGTACGTGCCAGCCGCTTGGGCTTGGGGCGAGACGCTATCGCCACCACCGCAGGCAACTAGCGTGATCGCGACACACAGCGTGGCGAGACGTCGCCAGCGGGCGTTGCTGTTGTGCATTCGTGGACGCTCCGGAGAAGGGCGAGTCCGCCGCGTGGCCCATCCACGCGACCTGTCGCCACGGCGGGAAGCGTAACACCGTGCGCAGCATTACGGGCGCTGCGGGCCCAGTGCCTCCACGACTTCTTTACGCAGATCCTCGAGCTTGGTGCGCTCGTCGATCGTCATGCTCGCGCCGCGCACACTCAAAATGTTGTCAATGCGGCGCAGATGGGTGCGCAGTTCACCGGTGGCATTGTGTTCGGCGGCCTCACGACGTTTGCGCTCGCGTTTCGATTCGTGCGCGGGGATTGGTGCGTCAATCATCGCACGCTCGCGGTCGCGGGCACGCCGTGCGGCCAGCACAGCTATTCGGTTGGAAGCAGAACGCAGGACACTTGCCGTTCACGGGGTGATCAAACTGCCAAATGATCGGATCGGCGGGGTAGGGAAGCGACTTGAGTTCCGGTGTGTACTTGTCCCCTTCGTTTTCGTGCACCACGATCTTGCCGGTGAGCTTCTGGGCAATCTTCACCGCATCGTACGGGTTCTGCCCTTCGC